TTGATCTCCCTGGTATTATGGAAGCTAAGGAAGCTATCACGGTTGATATTGCTAAGTTAGAAGAGGAAATTCAGGCTAAAATAAAGCCCCTTTTACCAGACTTCACGCGCTGGTTTTTGGGAAATGCCTTTCCTCCTCGACGTACAGGTGGATTTGCTCAGGCACTATGTGCTTGGGCAGATTTGCCTCTTCCTAAAACTAAGTCTGGACGGTATAGCATTACTAATGATGCTTTATCTTCATGTTTACCTAATAAGTATGCAGAATATGTGTTGGGCGGACCTTACCTTGAAGACAGTGAGGTCGAGCAGATTCAGCTTCAGCTGTGGGAAGAGACTGGGACTGAGCATATGTTTAATTTACAGTCTAAGCACCATTTAAAGCGGTTGTTTTTTAACATATTGGGGGAGAAGCCAATTAATACTACTCCTAAGGGTGCGCCTCAGGTAGACCATTTGTTTTTAACTACTGTTAAGGATAAGCATGACTGGGTTGCAATGTTGCTTGATTACAACAAGTTGTGCAAGCTTCGATCTGCTTATATTGACCGTATTCTTGAAGAGCAGGACGGGGGCGTTTTTTACCCTAGATACCAGCAGCATAGGACGATTTCCGGACGATACGGGTCTGATTTGCAGCAGTTGCCTAGACCCTTAGAGCCTGGACAAGCAAGTGATATTGTAATAGAGCATACTAATAAGATACGAAAGTTTTTTATTTCTGGAGCTGGGTACAAGTTTATCGATGCCGATTACGAGTCGTTGGAGCCGCATGTATTTGCTCATGTTTCTGGGGACGAGCAGCTTAAGGATATTTTTAGAAACAATATGGACTTTTATTCTACTATTGCTATTAGGACTGAGGGACTAGTTGGCGTCTCTGCGGATAAGTCTGCGGATAATTTTCTAGGTAAGGTAGATAAGCAGTTGCGGCAAAAGGCTAAGGCTTACTCTCTTGGGGTGCCTTACGGACTAGAGGCTTTTAAGCTGTCTACAATGCTAGATAACTCGGTAGAGGAGTGCGCTGAGCTTATTGATGCTTACTTAAACTCTTTTCCTCAGCTTAAAAAGTGGATGGAAGATAGTAATAGAATGTGTAGAGAAGAAGGATATGTTAAGTCCGAGGCTGGACGTGTAAGGCATATGAAGATGGCTACAGCTTTTTTCTATAATCCAGAGTCTAGAAAGATTCTGTTTGAGCCTAATGATGAGCTTAAGGATGCGCTAGAGCTGTGGAAGTTTTGGCATCCTAAGAAGGGGTCAGGGTCTCCTAGGCAGTACGAGCAGTGGAAGTGGAAGCGGAAGCAGATGAAGAACTTTTTAAACAATGCTAAGAATTTTCAGATTCAAAGCTTGGCGGCTTCTATTACTAATAGGGCTTGTATTGCGATTGCTAGGGAGCTGAAGCGTCAGGGTATCGATGGGCATGTGTGTGCTCAAATACATGACCAGATTGTTGTGCGGGTTCCAGAGGCAGAGGCTGAGAAGTGGAGAAAGACGGTGCAGTACTTAATGGAGAACAGCTATGAGATCTCGCTTAAGTTGAAGGCGCCTGCGGAAATTTCATCAGATTTTTATGAAGGACATTAATAGGGGGGAGCAATGATAGAGAAAAAAGCTAAGTTTTCAAATTATCAGATAGTCAATCACCGGGGTAGGAAGGCGAAAGTAATTGAAGTGATTCCTTTGCAGTTTATAACTCAGTATGTAATTGAGTATTACGATAGTCAGGAAAAGATAAGTTACGTAAACGAAGAGGATATTACGCTTTGGGAGGCGGGAGTGGTCGCAGATGTCATATGTAAGCACCCAGATAAATATTTTAATGTTTTGTCCGCTAATTTGAAGTACTGGGTTTGTCCAGATTGTAAAAAGGATTTGGGTGATAAAGGATGATAAGGGTAATTAAGTATTATTTGTCGGTCCTTTGGTCGATGATAGAAAGGTTTATGTCTAGTCAAAAGATTAAGAAGTTGAAGGACTTATTGGTAACTCAAAAAAAGGAGAGCGAGGATGCAAGGGACGAAGCTGATGATGATTATGATGATTTTATGCGGCAGTATGATGTTTACACCAAAGCCCGTGAAAGCGAGTTGCGACGTGCTTTTAAAGAAGTGCGTGGAGACGGTGAAGTCTCAGAAAAAGGCTCTGGAGAAGCAGGACGAAGTAATTCAGACTCAGGAAAAAGTGATAGTTGAGACTGAGCAGCAGTTGGAGCGAGAAAAGGAATCTGCCAGTAAGTCGATGATATTTGGGATATCTAGTAGTACGTTGCTGTTGCTGCTATTGATTCTGTAATGCTTGACTTTGTACTGGGATTTTTAGTTGGTGGTACGTTGGTAGGGTGTTCAATTGAGCGCACTATCTGTGCTGCTAGGGGAAAGATACTAGCTACTGTGTTGCTAAGTTCTGTTAATTCAGCGCTTTATTTTTTTTCTATTGCTTTTATAGCGAAGGAAAATCATGAGGCATACATAGGGACTTGCATAGGTTCTACAATAGCGGTTTCTTTAATTGCGTACAAGAACAAAAAACGACATAAGGGAAAGTGTAGACTTACCGGGGGGGAAAATGAAAAATGAGTATTTTGATGATAATGGGTTATTGAAGCCTTTTGGTGAGAATTCTATTCTTTTTACTGCGGAGTACTTAACCCTGGTTAGAAATAATGAGCGGTTTTTACGTAAGAGCCATGCTTCTAAATCTATTTCGGCGGTCTATCGAGGAGATGAGGAGTTTAGGGCAGTGCCTGATGAGAAGTGGAGTCATGATAATCATACAGCGGTTGTGTGCTTGTCGAAGATTATGGGCTTTGAATGGCATAAGAGCTTGTATCCTAAGCACGTAATGACCATGCTGCATCCTAAGGACTTTATTTTTTATGCTTATGCTGCGGGGAGATGGTATAGCCCTATTGCCTGGTTGTTTCTTTGGGTTACTTCTATTGCTATGATTGTTTCGTGCATGCAAAAGTACAAGGTGCGCAATGGCGTGAAAATCGTAAAGACAGACGGCAAACTATTAGCTTGGTTGCGATGTCAGGCATTTAACTTGCCCATTACTTGGTTCTTGTGTAGACTGGCTTTAAGGCGCAATTCCGCTTTCAAGACGTTTCAGCAATGTTTTAACATGTATTTTACTGACCCTGGGCATCCAAATAGGCAGTTTAAATCGGCTGATTATGAGGAAAAAGGGAAAGGGTTATGAAATTTGAAATTAGTTCGTATTACCAGGAGGTCTGCGAGCAGTTTGCTGAGGACCAGTTGAGTACTTCAAAGGATTTGTACTCTTACCGTGGTGAATCTAGGCTTGATAAGATGAAGGATGATATCATTACGGGGAAGATGGCGGAGCTAGCGGCGAGGAAATTCCTGCTAGAGCTTGGTTATTCTTGTCCAAAGCCAGATTTTAGCATCTACGAGCGGCAAAATAAGTCGTATGAGCCTGATTTGACTACTGAGTGCGGGTTGCGCATACACGTTAAGTCGCAGGGCTTGGTGAGCTATAAGAGATATGGAGCTAGTTGGTTGCTGCAAAAGAACGATAGGCTGACTAGGGATCCTGATAAGAAGGATATTTTGGTAATGGTATTGGTTGACGATGCTGAGTGTGAGATATTAGGTTCTTGTAAGGTATTGAATCTAATTGATCATCTGGAGGAGCCGCGGGTTCCTAGTTATCGGCACACTAAAAGGGCTTTGTATTTGACGACTTTAAAGGATAGAGGAGTTAATTTAAGAGCCATAAGGAGGAAGAAATGAAGGTAATGATTGCAAGGCAAAGTGGATTGCCGGTTGATGAAGGAAAAGCGGCTGAGTTTCAGTCTGATTGGCATAAGGGATTTGACGAGCTTAAGCGAAAGCATGGTACTAACATGGTGGAGCTTGAGAAAGAGTTGAACGTGCTCGAGGACGAGCTGTCGGATAAGTATGAAAGGGTTAGTTTAATTGATATGCCGGTTAGCGGTAAAGCTTGGAAGAAGCTAATTGATGAGTATAGCGGAGTGCTAGTTAGTACTCATAAAGATACTGGAAAGGTTTTATTGGTTATTATGGATCAGGGTCTATAGGCTTTGGATCTGGATTTTTATGTATATTTTATGCTGCTCGGCTGGTTTCTTTGATGATCTCATTTCTGTCAAATACCGGTCGTCTGCATTTAGGTTGGGGCAGCCATATGGAACAGGTTGTTCCATGTACTTTGGAAGAAATATTAAGTCTATTAGAGGCTTTTCCCAGTTTGATATGTCAAACGTTCGTGACGATAAATCACCTTTTTTAGTATAGTATAAGGCTTCTGGATAATAGGCAATTAATTCTATTGATATCTGGTGCCTTGCTTTGTCAAAAAAATCTCTTAAATTAGCTAGTTTTTCTTGGTTTTCTGATTGAGCAAGTACATCGAAGACGGTACAGGACCATTCTCTCGCCTCGGTCGTTTTTATGGCTCGATTATTGTAGTACATTCGATTGATGGAAAAGGGCTTAATGGGGAGTAGGAATTCTTCTGTCATATAAAAAAAGAGGAGGACTTACCTCCCCCTCTAAGAGTCTGACCTCTAAAGGGGTCGCTCTGCTAGTGCCTTTAAAGGGCTTGTTATTTTTTTAAGGCTTCTTTGACTTTTTGAACTAATGCGTCGTCAACTGTGTTAGTAGTTTTTTCAGCAAGTTTTTCAAGCAAGAATACGATGACTTCTTTTAGGAAAGCTTCTGTTAGTAGGGCAGAGAGTAGGGATTTTCCTACGGATTTTAATAGTTCTAGTACCATGGTTAGTTCCTTTATAAACAGGGTTTATTTAGCAGTCCCACTTTCGTAGGGCTTTGTTAATTCGGCTATCTGGATCATTTGCAGTTTTTGAGCTAGTCAGCTTGCTTTTCATGCCTTTCATTCGTGCGCAGAAGGACTTTCGGCGCTTGGCTTTTGCTTTGGACTTTATGGACTCTTTGAGGCT